CACCGGTAGCAGAACCAGTAGCAACTCCAGTAGTTGAGACTGTAGCGACTCCTCAAGTAGAAGTAGCGGCTCCAGTAGCGGCTCCTGCTGACTCAGGTACATCTAGCGATAAAGCACAGGACATTCTAGCAATGATTCGTGCAAGACAAAACAATAGCTAGTAGGTTGATAACGGGAGAGTGAAATACCTCTCCCATTTTTGATAGGAGAAAATTATGACCTTACCAACAGAGAGGTATAGAGCCCTCAAACAAGGTACTAAATTATTAGAAGAATTGTGCGACCCTGGCAAAACGCCTAGAGTCCCTAGTCTCATTAGAGATCGAGCAAGAAGTATACTTAGACATTTCCCTCATGATTTTGATATAGATCAAATCGCAGAGACTTGCCCAGATTTACTTGACAAACCTTCTAATTCTGATAGAATCAATAAACAATTAATACGATAGGAGAATATTTTGGCTAAACCATTTGACGTGTCTAAATTTAGAAAAGACATAACAAAATCCATTGACGGACTGTCAATCGGATTCAACGATCCGACAGACTGGATCAGCACTGGATCATACGCACTCAATTACTTAATCAGTGGAGACTTTCATAAAGGAGTACCATTAGGAAAAGTAACTGTATTTGCAGGTGAATCAGGAGCAGGCAAATCATACTTTGCCGCAGGCAACATAGTTAAATCAGCACAAGATCAAGGTATCTTTGTAGTCTTAATTGACACAGAGAACGCACTTGACGAAGCATGGCTACAAGCCTTGCAGGTTGATACTAGTCCTGAGAAGTTACTTAAACTTAGTATGAGTATGATTGACGATGTAGCAAAAACTATATCAACCTTTATGCAAGATTACAAAGCAATGGAAGACGGTGAACGTCCGAAAGTTCTTTTTGTAATTGACTCATTGGGTATGATGTTAACACCTACAGATGTTGATCAGTTTAATAAAGGTGATATGAAAGGTGACATGGGTCGTAAGCCCAAAGCACTTACATCTTTAGTAAGAAACTCAGTTAACATGTTCGGTAGTTATAACGTTGGACTTGTTGCAACTAATCACACTTATGCATCACAAGATATGTTTGACCCAGATGATAAAATCTCTGGTGGTCAAGGCTTTATCTATGCATCAAGTATTGTAGTTGCTATGAAGAAAATGAAACTTAAAGAGGATGCGGCAGGGAACAAGATTTCTGATGTCAGAGGTATTCGTGCAGGTTGTAAAGTAATGAAGACTCGTTATGCAAAACCTTTCGAGGGTGTGCAAGTGAAGATTCCTTATGAGACAGGTATGAATCCTTATTCTGGTTTAGTAGACTTGTTTGAGAAAGACGGTATACTAACTAAACAAGGCAATCGTTTAAAGTACATCACACAAGATGGCACTGAGATTCTTCAATTTAGAAAACCTTGGGAAGCAAACGAGAACGGTAGTTTAGATACGTTAATGGCTGAATACTCAGATGTTAAAGAAGCCCTTGACAAATTTAATAACGAGGAAGCACTAAAACTTGAAGAGGAAGATGTAGAATGAATCTAAGTGACTTAGCCAAAGTTTGGCAAATTATCAAACCTAGCATTGAGGACGGTGACCCAAGGGAAGCCGCTGATCTGTTAGTTAATCATTTAATCGATGATGGCATGACTGCAACTGAAATTAAAAAAGCATTCGGCAAAGATGAGGAAATCATCGAAGCATTGTCGTACTTTTCTGATGAAGATGTAGATGCTATTGAAGAAGATGAAGATAATGATGATATTGAGGACGACTGGGATTAAACTAATGCATGTAATGAAGCCGATGGCAAGTGACTATACTGACTTAAAAAAGTATATCAAGTCTATGCAGGAATACTATACTTCAAGAGGCAAGTCACCTTATAAAGTGGCACCTCATGTTTACAAGGAAGCAGGTATCTATTGTATACAAGATTTGTTAGATCACAGAACGAACAATCCTTGGAGTAGAGTCGATCTATGAATTGGTACACTCGCATAAGCCACGACTTAGCAGTCATTCCAGACTTTATTAGTCATTATGAAAATGAATTAATATCGTCTAAGGTTGATGTACGAGTTAGTGGTTTAGTTGAGAGACAAATCTCAGCACTACCAGGTATAACTGAGCATCGCTTTAACCAACTACAAGAGGTTGAAGCGGTCCTTAATTTACTGAACATCAAACTACGTAAGATACGCAGAGGTTACTTTCAGAAGTACTTAGAGAAATATGCGAGAGCATTGACCTCACGTGATGCTGAAAAGTATGTAGATGGTGAAGATGAAGTCATAGACTTCGAGTATCTAATCAATGAAGTAGCCTTACTTAGAAATAAGTATCTAGGCATTATGAAGGGATTAGATGCAAAACAGTGGCAAATGGGACACATAGTTCGTCTCAGGACAGCTGGTATGGAAGATATTTCTGTAGATTAGTGAGAAAGAACACGGTCCTATCTAAGTTATTGATATCTATAACATTAAAAGTGCATTTATTTGCATTTTTTTTGTATAACCGCTTGACATTGGTACCAAAAGGTCGTATAATAGATATATAAGTTAAGCAAAGAAGCAAAGAAATTAATTTAAATTATTTTGCCCAAAGGCTTGACAATAGTACCGAAAGGTGCTATAATTATAACTTACACACTGACACTGAGGTAATTTAAATGTCTAAAATAACTATAAAATACGGCGAGTACAAAAATGCTCCAATTATTAACCAAGAATTCACACTTGTAAAAGGATTTCAAAAAGGTGCTAATAGCAACTTTGTTACTGTTCTCAACGAAGGACAGAGCAAACTAGGTATTAAGACTTTTAGAGTCAAAGTGAACAACATCAATGATATTGTTTGGGGAACAGAACATCCAGTAATGGCTGGTCTTGAACCTGCTAACAGTACATTAGGATTTACGCCTGCAAAAGTTGAGTCTGATGCTGACGCAATGGACAGAATCAAAACTAGATTTGATATTCTGGACGACATGTCTAGGGCTACAATCGGTGGAGATATCAGAGCAATGATAGTATCAGGTCCTCCAGGTGTAGGTAAGTCTTACGGGGTTGAGCAACAAATGGAGAAGGCTTCATTGTTCGATCAACTGACTAACAGCAGGACTCGTTACGAGGTTGTTAAAGGTGCAATGACTGCTCTAGGACTATATGCAGTTCTTTACAAGTACTCCGATGCTAAGAACGTCTTAGTGTTTGATGACTGTGACTCTGTATTCGCTGATGATCTTGCTCTTAACATTCTTAAGGCGGCACTTGATTCAGGTAAGTCTAGGAAGATTTGTTGGAACTCAGATTCTAGTCTTCTTAATAGAGAAGGTATTCCAAACTCATTCGAGTTCAAAGGTAGTGCAATCTTTATTACTAACTTGAAGTTTGAGAACATCAAGTCTAAGAAGTTACAAGATCACTTAGAGGCTTTACAGTCTAGGTGTCACTTCTTGGATCTTACTATCGACAACGCACGTGACAAGATGTTACGTATCAAGCAAGTTCATAGAGACTGTACTGATGGATTGTTCAGCGACTACAAGTTTGAGAATGGTGAAGATCAATTAATCTTCAACTTTATGGAAGAGAACGCACACAAGTTAAGAGAAGTCTCAATGAGAATGGCTCTTAAGATTGCTGACTTGTTTAAGATCCAGAAGAATGACAACTGGAAGATGTTAGCAGAATCAACGTGTATGCGTAGAGTTTAAACTCTGTGTCAGGAGTTGGGGGCGGTCTTCGGATCGTCCCTTTTTTTATTACCAAATAAATTGTTTATGAGGTTAAAGGAAAGTATAATACAATATGGATTTTAAATGCAAAGAACATATCATATATTACATGTTGTCTAACAATAATATTAGATTAAGCCATTACGACTATTCCTTTTTGAGTAGTATGATGACACTAGTGCATGATAAAAGGAACATCACTGAGGGTCAAGCCAATCTGTTTACTCGTTTGATAACAAAATATCATAGTCAACTACACAGTAAAGGACTCGAACAAAAATTACTACACGAATTACCTTGGCAATCAAATGTCGTGCCAAGTCTTCCTGAATATACAAGTGCAAGAGTTAAGTATCTTAAAGAAGAAAATCTTCTAACGATTGAAGTACCATTTAAAAAAGATTTTATTAATAAATTTAGAGGTGATAACGTTGCAGAAAATTGGGAATGGAACAAAGACAGGAAACGTTATGAAGCAACGCCATCTACTGCCGCATTAAAAATAGCATACAAGACATTGCCCCAATATTTTGATACTATCTATTATGGAGAAGTCAAAAAACTTATTGATGAATTAGAAAGAATAGGCATTGACACTACCATTTGGAATCCTACATTAATAGAAAGTAATGGAGAGTATTCTATCGCCGCAAGTAATGATATATTAGATGATCTGCTTAAAGACACTCCGTTAAATGCAGAACCAAAGACTCTCTGCATGTTAGCACGACTTGGGATTGCAGTTGATGAAGAGATCATCGGCAATAATCCGAAAACGAAGTTTTGTTCTGAGTATGTAACGCAAGTAGATATTGAGGATATGGCTACAGTTGCAACATGGATAGTAGAATTAGAATGCGAGAAGGTTGTCTTATCCAGAGGATTAAAATCAGCCAGTTTGCATCATCCAGAAACTCTCTCAGTAGAAATCATAAAACATTTAGAAAACAACCAGCTTAGTTTCATACAATCCCCGATGTATGAAATCGAAACGGACT